ATACATCTAACCTCTGAAAAACTGTGACAATAGGGTGTTAATTATATATAGTAGCAGGCTATCGTCGCACTTTTACGTTATCCTGTTTACTCGTGATAAATTATACATGTATAGATTGTTACCGTTGTTATTACTGCTCTCCTGTGAGAAGTGGCCACATCAAGTAGATTGCTTCTGTCTTGTAGGCACCAGTGTGTTCAATACATCTGATAAGGAGTTATGTGATGAGAAGAAGGGTGAGATCGTACAATGTGATATTCACGATTTAATTAAATTCAATGAGCAAAGAAATTAAGATTAAGTCTAATGGACTTAGAAACGAACTGAAGGAGATACGTAAGAGTATCGACAGACTAACAAACGCTATTCTTATAGCACAAACAAACAAACATTATGAAGAAGTTAATTCTTGGGGTAGCATTGCTGATACCGAGCTGCGCCACACAACAAACAAGGTACGAGAAGATAGCTGAGTTTAAATTTATCACAAGTGATATGTGTATAGATTCTAAAGATGAAATAGTACTGGCTCAGCACTTATATAACAACATGGTAAATAAATAATAATAGACGTAATAATAGATTAATATACATGTATGTTAACAAAATTAAGAAATTATGCCGGATCCAACTAAAAAAGGAAAAAAAGGAAAGAATATTAAACTCATGGGGCCCAAGGACTTTGAAGAAAAGAAGCCAAACAGTACTGACTCCCTAGCCACTTGGATGTACAAAGATGACAAAAGATCAAATTGGGGAGATATAGCTAAAGCCGCGAAGAAGAAGTACGGCGATATTGATACTACAAACTTTAACCCCGCTAGAAGAGGGCTAAAGCCAAACGCTCCAAAGGCTCGCAAAAAATACGGGATAGAAATGCAAGGGAAAACCCCTATCATGAAACAAATCCTAGCAAACCAGGAAGGATTGCAGAAAATGACTAAGACAGAAAAAGGTAGAGAAGCGGTTAAAAACATGGGCTTTACCAAAGACGTTGACGGCGCAATGCTAATGAATAGAAACTACGCTGCAAAAATGGGTGGATACTCACCTATTAAATTAGATACAGATACGGGTAAAAAATCGAACCCAAATCGTTCTGATGTGAAAAACAAGAAAGAAGGTATTGATGTAAGTAGCCCTAAGATCCGTAAAATGTATGATAAGTACAAATCCTCTGGTGGAAAGCTTAGCATTAATCAAGCGGCAAGAATTGGTTTTGCGTCACCATCGGAGTCTAAAAGAAGAATGAAGCAAGCTAACATTCCAGGAGGCAGAGGCAAAGACGGCCTTAAAGATATATAGTAAATAATAATGAGCAAGTCAAAAGGATTAGGGGATACCATAGAAAAAATTACTACTGCCACCGGGATTAAACCCGTTGTAGAGAAAGTATCCGCTGTATTAAATGTCCCTTGCGGTTGCCAAGAAAGAAAAGAGGCACTTAACGAGAGATTCCCTTATAATGGCTAAACAAAAACTATCACCTGACGCACGGCGTCGTAAAGCAGTCCGCGACAAAGAATATGCAATGACACCGCGGCGCCGAGCTATGAAGGCAGAAAACCAACGCAAAAGGCGTAAGGCAAAGAAAGATGGCAAGAACATAAACGGTATGGACTATGATCATACCACCTCGTCATTTGTATCTGCTAGTAGAAACCGATCTGGTTTTGGTAAAGGAACTAAAAAAAATAACACAGTATAATGGCAGTAATACATACTTATCCTACGGATACTAATATATCGGTTAATGACCTGTTGATTGGAGCAGATGGTGATAATAATAATATAACCAAAAAATTCACAATAGGATCATTGGCTGTTTTTTTAGCCGAGACTGAATCCGTTGTTGATACTAACTTTTACTTGGATGGTGTTACAATAAATAATACCAGCGGGCTAGTCACATTTAGCATGACAGGTACATCTGACATAACGTTAGATTTAGGTACAGCAGCACTCCAAGATACTTCGTACTTTGCAACTGCAAACCACGTACATCAGGTTAGCGATATACTTTCAGCTAACGATATAACCTCTACATATCTTAACGTAGCAGGAAACGGAATATCAGGACAAATACTTACTTCAAACGGAGGAGGCGGATTCAACTGGATAGATCAGTCTGCAATTACAGATGCTAACTTCTATTTGGATGGTATTACTAAATCAGGTAATATACTTACTTTCTCTGTAAACGGTGCAACTAATCAATCATTTACTTTTGGAGAAGCGGCGTTCTTATCGCTAGCTAGCATTACTGCTCAAATTGAGTCTGGTATTAACTTTGATAATATTGCATCGGAACTAGGCGCTCTTGCACATTTAAATAAAGTATCACAAATAGAGATACTAGAGAATGCAGTAACAGAGCAGAAAATACTAGATCAAGCTATAACAGAAAGAAAACTGAATGTTACAAATACACCTACTGCTGGTTATGTACTAACATCTGACGGAGACGAAGGGTTCACTTGGACATTTAACTCTGCTAGTAATTACTATGTATCTAACATAGCCAAATCTAATAATACACTTACGTTTGAAATGACGGGTGGGCTAGCTTCTTCAAGTTGGGCATCGTATACATTTGGAGGCGGTGCATTTAAAGATATAGACACTGTTACAGGTAGAGACGCTAATAAAGTACCACCTGCAAATCACACACATACTATAGCCCATATTACAAATGCTGGAGCACTCGCTGAGCTAGCTACCGTAGATACGGCACAAATAGATGATCAAGCGGTAACAGCGGTAAAACTATCACCTACTGTTGGAACAAACGGTCAGATACTTACAGTTGATGGTTCTGGTAATTTAGTATGGTCTACTTTATCGGCTAACGTCGTTAACTTCTTAGCTCTAGGCGATACACCTGCATCATTCGGAACAGCAGGTCAAATGTTAAAAGTTAACTCAGGAGCTAATGGCTTAGAGTTTGCTAACTTTGCAATTACGCCGGCTGACGTTACAGCAACAACATCGCCCGCAGCAAACAAAGTATTAGCGATTGATAACAATGGTGACTTTGAGTTTAGAGACGAGGGTACCGTAACATTAGCTAATGATTCTGTAACCGCTGCTAAGATAAGTTTTATTGACGACAACACATTAGCTTCTAACGCTGGCGACCTTTTAATTTCAGACGGAGTTGATTTCGGCAATGTAGCTGTTTCAGGAGATCTAACAATTACAGGGGCAGGCGTTACAACTATATCAGCAGATGCAGTTACTGCAGCAAAAATAGATTTTATTGACGATAGTTTATCAGCTGCTACAGCAGGGCATATACTTATATCTGACGGAACAGACTTTGGCAATGTAGCTATGAGCGGCGATGTAACTATTGATTCAGCTGGAGCTACAACTATTGCTAATGACGTTATTGATCACGATCAAATTGCAAATAGATTTACGGCTTCAACTACAGTTAATGGAGGAAGCGGAACCAAAAACCTTGATGCTTCTGCAGCAAGTGTATTTGCATTTACTTCTAGTATTTCAGGAACAGCAACGATTGTTTTACAAAACATGAAGGTTGGGCAGGTTATTGATATTTACAATTTAACAGGCACTGCAACGCTTAATATAGATACAAACTTTGCCAGTGCCACAATAAACAAAGTTGGCGGCGTTGATTACGACGGTAGCGCAACTAATCACATGCAGGTTGTATGTTTGAATGACGCGAATCTTGCAGAAGTTGTGAACTATACTGTGGCAACTTATACACCAGATACCTCAGCATAATATGAAAGCAATAGATAAAAAAGGAGTAATAAAAACTTACGGCTCAGCGCCGTCTCAGTTCCAGGGTAATATTAAACACTACGCAGGTGGTTTTAATTTGTTAACAGATGAAGAACAACAAGCAGAAGGGCTATATGATGTCGTAACTCCGGAGTATAATGAAAAGACTCAAGAGCTAGGTGATATTTATTGGGACACTGATAATGGCAATTTTACATATCCAGTAGTTGATAAGACTTTTGAGGATTCATTAGAAAACATGAAGACCGCGGCTATAATTGCTTTAAAAAATAATCTTAACGCAAAACTAGCAGAAACAGATTGGTATTACATTAGGAAAACAGATACTGCTGTGGAGGTACCTAACCACGTGCAGGGAGAGCGCGACGAATTTAGAAGCAACTGTAATACAAAGGAAAGCCAGATAAACGCTCTAACCGAAAAAGCTGATGTTGCTAATTTTAATATTTTAGTAACAGAAACTCCTGCTTCCTCCGGCTTAGAAACCACAACAGGAGAATAGTATGAGTTTGCTAAATAAAAGAATAAAGCCACAAGGTTCTAGTGAGAGTACAATAACGTTTACTAATACGTTCCATAGTTCGCCAAATCTTAACTGGCCTAGTGTTTCTGTAACAGGAGAAGTAGGATCAACTTTTACAGTAACAACATCTGCATCAATAGCATCTAGCCAATACTGGACAGATACCACAGGCACTGTTGCTGTGCCCTCTAATATGGGTGGGGTTACAAATATTTCAGGCAGTGTAGCTATAAGTGGGTTAACTGCTACTGTTACTTTTACGGGAACTTTTATAAGTCAGGACCAGTTAGGTGTTGCGGCACAAGTGCAAGGGCTAGGCTTCAGCAACCTAAGCACAAACCCTGTAATTTTCAACATGGGCTCAACCTGGGGTAATATCCCTAATGGAGGTTCACAAGTATACATGCAGGTAACCAATGCGGATGGGTTCACTTTGTATACAATTGGTTCGCCAATTCACTTTGGCAATGGGCTAACAGCAATAACAGTAACAGGCAACCAAACGCAGTATGTAACCATATCGTCATCATGTTTTTGTAGTGGTCAAACATATCAACAAGGTGCTGGTACTATAAGAGCTAGCAAAACCGGATATTATCATAAATACTCATCAAACGGCGGATCTTACTGTTGTAGCTTTGCTAATGATTGCTCACCGCTAAATGGGTGTTAAAGACAATAAAATAAATGTAATATAATAATTGAACCAATAAGTTTATTAACCTAAAAACCAAAACTATGACTTATTTTTACCGCTACACCACCAGTAGCACCAACGACCAAAACAAGCCAAACGAAAAAGACCGAAAACTATGGGAGCATATTGCTACCAAATCAAATTGGCGAATTGTACAACTACCTAATGGGTACTTCCAGGCAGAGTATAAAGAATACGGATGCGAAGATGAAGACTGCGAGTGGATTGATTCAACAAGACGAGAAACTATGGAATCCGCTGAATCATCAATTAACACATCGATTGACCATTACAAAAAGAGGCTTGCATTTTTTGACGGGCCTAAAGTAGTTAAAACTTTTAAATAATATAAAAATCTAATTTAATGGAATTTAATGTACACAGTGAGATTGTTAAAGATTTAAACTTTGGCGATCAAGCTAAAAGTAAAATTATGTCCGGAGTTGAAAAGCTTAATAAAGCTGTTTCATCAACACTCGGCGCATCTGGTAAATGCGTTATTTATGAGGACGGACTTGGCAAACCTATAGTTACAAAAGACGGAGTAACTGTTGCAAATAGCGTTATCCTTATGGATCCTGCCGAGAATATCGGTGCAACCCTCATTAAAGAGGCAGCTCAAAAAACAGTTAAAGAAGCCGGGGATGGTACGACTACGTCTACTGTCCTCGCTCACTCCATTTTAAACACATATACTGAAAGTAACCTAACAAACCTAAGGGCGATAAAAAAAGGTATAAACCTAGGCGTTGATAGAGTAATTAAATATTTAGATAAAATATCTATTCCTGTAAAAGACGAGATGTTAACGCATGTTGCTAATATATCAGCGAATAATGATATAGTATTAGGTAGAATAATTGCTGACGCTTACACTAAAGTAGGTAAAGACGGTGTTGTATTAATGGAGGAGTCTGATGACGAGACCACTCACACAGAAGTTGTTGATGGTGTTAAGTTTGATTCAGGATTACGATCTCCTCACTTAGTTACAGATAAAGAAAAAGGTAAAGCAGTACTTGAGAGCCCGGTTGTGTTAATTACTGAAACAGAAATTGATTCAATACGCAAGATACAAAACGTTCTTGAGTACGCTATAAAAAGTAAGAGACCAATATTGATTATAGGTAATGTAGGACCTCAGCCGATGTCCGCACTTATAATGAACAAAGCTAAAGGCAACATAAAGGTTAACGTAGTTGAAGCACCAGGCTTTTCTACATTAACCAGAGACATGCTTGACGATCTAGCAGCTATTACAGGAGCAAGAGTCATCAGCGAAGACCTAGGAGACGATTTAGATCTAATTGACGAATCATTTCTAGGAGAAGCAGTTAAAGCTGTTACTGATGATAAAGACACTGTAATAACCACAACAGAAATAAACGAGGCAACGAAGGATAGAATAGAAACGATTGAAAAACAAATCAAAGAAGAAAAAAATCCTTATTTGCTTAAAAAATTAAATGACAGAAAAGCAATGCTGTCAGGTGCTGTTGGCATTATTTATGTAGGTGCTAATAGTAAAGTTGAATTAAAAGAAAAGAAAGATCGTGTTGAAGACGCTATTTATGCAGTTAAAGCCGCGCTTAAAGAAGGTATTGTCCCTGGAGCTGGGGTTGCTCTTGTCAATGCTAGTTCTTCTATTTCTCCTAAATGTCCTGGAGAAAAAATTCTTCTTGACGCTATCAAGGCACCCTTTAAAAGAATACTTGAAAACGGAGGGATTACGCCTCCCGATGAAATAGGTAAAGGTAGAGGTATTGATGTAGTTACTGGGAAATCTGTAAGAATGGTTTCAGCAGGTATTATTGATCCTGTGCTTGTTACTAAAACAGCGCTAAAAAATGCGGCTTCAGTTGCTACAACTATTATGTCCGCTGATTGTGTAATTTCAAACGTTCGGGAATAATGAAGGCAATAAATCGTTTTATTATAATTGATCCTATTAAGGAAGAAACAAAGCCTTCAGAATCTGGCCTTATTCTAACAGAAAAGCACAACGATGACATTAGGTATAGGAAAGCTAAGGTTGTATCAGCAGGGGCAAGCGTAGAGGCTTTAAAACAAAACGACGTAATCTATTACGATAGGCATTCAGGTTACGGGGTACAGTTTGAAGATGATTATTATCTGGTAATAAAAGAATCAGATGTTGTAGTGGTTTTATGAGACTAGAGCCAGATGATCTACGACAAATAGGTTTACTTAAGTATTACAGGCTCGTTCGTAAATGGGCCTGTAAAACTTATTCTTTAAATGATGCAGATATAGAATTACTAATACATTTTGATTGTCTTGGTAATTTTACACGTAATGATTATATAAAAGGTACGTACACATACTCCTGGGATAAAAATAGATGGGAGCGTTTACGAGCCGAAGGTTGGATAGATGTGTACGCGCATAGAAATAGAACTACAATTAAATACACAGTTTATAAGGTGTCTACAAAGTGTAAGCATCTGGTAATGCGAATGTATCGAATACTATTAGGACAAGAAGATTTACCTAGTTCAAAAAGAAGTGTATTTGATAAAAACAATAGTTATACAGATAAAGTGTATAGCAAAGCTATTGAGGATATGACTAAAGATATTGAAAGATGAGTTTTAAAATGAAAAATTCCGTGCATAACATCATAATGTCTAATGGTGTTGTAGAAAAAATTAAGATGCCTAAAGGCGTTCACGGCGCTACTCTTAACGACGGAACAATTCATATTAATAAAGACCTATCTCCTGTTCAACAGAAAATAGCTTTAAGTCACGAAAAAGTTCACAGAGATCAAATACTAAGAAAAGATCTTAGTTACGATGAAGACAATATATATTGGAAAGGTAAAAAATATCCAAGGAAAGGAATGAATGAGGGATTCCCTAAGTTAGCATGGGAAGAAGAAGCATATAAAAAACAACTAAAAAAATAATTATGGGAATGTCAGGACCAACAGCAATACCTATCACTAAGAAGGTGCACGCCACAAAAGCACAATCAACAGCTACGTACGAATCTGTAAAAAAACCTATTTCTGGTAAATCAGGTTGTGGTTGCGGAAAATAATAAAAAATGATAAGCAAGCATATAAGTCTCAAGGAGGCTACTAAATCAAATACAGCACAGAGATTAGGAATTGAAAACTTTCCTAATAACGATACTTTAATTCAAATGCAGGCTTTAGCGGAAAATATATTTGAACCTCTTCGTAAACACGTTGGTGGTCCAATATATATAACAAGCTTTTATCGATCACCAGAATTAAATAAAGCAATTGGAGGAAGTTCTAAAAGCCAGCATTGTTTAGGTCAAGCTATTGATGTAGATGATGTACTGGGCCGAGCTACAAACAAAGAGATGTTTGAATATATAAAAGATAACCTTGACTTTGATCAATTAATATGGGAATTTGGTGATGATAACAATCCTAATTGGGTTCACGTCAGCTACAACGCTGCTGGTAATCGCGGAAATATTCTGCAAGCGGTAAAAGAAGACGGAAGAACTATATACAAAAAAATGTAAACTATGTCTACACCTATTACTAAAAGAGTTCAAGGGTCTCCTTTAAAGAAAAAACCACCCGCACCTTCAAAGAAAAAGTCTTTAGGGTATTATAATGAAGCAAAGTCGACCGGCACAGGGGCTGCAGCGGGAGGGGGGATGTCTAAGAAAGGCACTGCTAAGTATCGCAGAGACAACCCGGGTAGTAAATTAAAAACAGCAGTCACAACGCCTCCTAGCGAATTAAAGCCAGGTAGTAAGGCTGCAAAGCGTAGAAAATCATTTTGCGCAAGATCAAAAGGCTGGACAAGTGAGCGAGGTCGTGCAGCTAGACGCCGTTGGAACTGTTAATCAATAAATATATAAATATGGAAATTTTAGTTATTATTTTATCAATTGCACTTTTAATTTCAGTAGGGATCATTGTAGCAACAAAAACAAAAAAATTTGGAATCAAGGATGCTGACAACGACGGTATTCCAGATTTAATTGAAAGTAAGTTTGAAGAGCTTAAAGGCGAAATCAAAGATTTAATTAAAAAGTAAGATGTCAAACGCTAAAAAGAAATTTAAAGACACACAGGTTGGTCAATTTCTTTTAAACAAAATCCCACACGTAGCTGCAAAAATTGCTGGCGACTCCGTTGTGGGAAATGTTATTGAAGCTATTATTGGTGGTTCAGAAATGTCTGAGGGCGATAAAGCAGTTGCTTTAGAGAAGCTTAGATTAGAAAGAGCTGAAATAGATGGCGTAACAAGGCGCTGGGTAGCGGATAGTAGTTCACAGAGCTGGTTGGCTCGTAACGTAAGACCATTAACATTAACGGTGTTAGTTTGTTCTTATGTTGGTGGATGGTATATGGGGTTGCCAACTGAAGACACGGCTAGTTTACTTACGTGGGTTCTTTGTGGTTACTTTGGTGCTCGAACAGCGGATAAGATTGGCGTCAGCTTACCAAATAAAAAATAATGGCAAGAATACAGAATTATACCAAAGACGCGAATCTATCAAATAATGATTTATTATTAGGTTCAGATACTAATAACTTAGGGGCAACTGCAAACTTTGCTTTATCTTCATTAACACAGTTTTTTGAAGAAAATATTACCCTTGTTTCTGCAACAACAATATTTAATCAAGACACTCCGGCTACTACATGGAGTATCGCCCATGAGTTAAATAAGTTTCCCAGTGTTACAGTTGTTGACAGCTCTGGCAATGTGGTTATAGGTGAAATACTGTATTTAAGCCCAATAGCACTAACAATAACGTTTGAATCTTCCTTTTCA